CGTGTTGTCCGGTTTTCAAGGCAAAAGACCGGACGGTTTTAGCGCTTCTTGCCGGTCACGATTTCATAAACCCTAGTTCGGCTCAGTTCATAGTGCCGAGAAAGCCAATTTATTTGCGCCCCTTTGGCAAAAAACATTTTCATTTCAGCATCACGATGCTCAATATCCCGGCAATAGGCGGGCAAATAGTTATAGTCTTTGCCGAAGTGTTTTGCCGTTTGTATTAGGGCTAATCGCTTAATGTTGGCGCTCAACTCTGGAGCCATAGCCAATACACATTCCAGCATGTAATCGTAGGCATTTCCTTTAATTGGAACTTTTGCCATTTCCTTTTTGAATTGCTCCTCTTGCAGATCGATTGGAATCTGTGGGGTCGGTTTAGTGGCTGGTTTTACCATGAGGCGTGGTTGGCGTGGTTGTGGCGGCTGGGCCGTAGGTTGATGGGCTTGGGTTTGGTTGTCGGGGTAGTGGGCTGGGGTGCAGACGTGTGCACTGAGTCGGGTGTGTCTGCTATGGGTTGCACGGCCTGGATGGCGGGGGTGTCAAACAGGTCGCGGCCCTGGGCTTGGAGCTCCAGCTTGGCCCAGTCGCTCTCGCGGTAGCGGTCCAGGCCAACAAAGTGGGCGGCAGCCAGGGCATACACGGCGCAGTCGAGGGCCTCGTTGCGCTTGCCCGCGGGTTTGACCCATTCGAGCTTGGGGTGGCCTTTGACGTAGCGGGTGACCATGCGCTCGCTGGTGATTTGCTCGAACACCTCGGGCATGTGGTGGCGGCTGATGTGCACGTAGCCAGGGCCAGGCTCGGTGTTGCGCAGGCGGCCATATATCTCGGCCTTGGCGGTGTCAGTACCAATGGGCCAGAGTTTGACGCCACGCTTGACCTTTTGGCCGCGCCAGTTGACGTCTTGCTCGGTGGGCTTGCCCAGGATGGCCTTGCCGTGCACGCTTTGGCCTTTGACGGCATAGACATGGGCGTGGCCGTGGCGGCGGGCGTAGTCGTACACGGCCTGGGTGTGGTGGCCACCGGAGTCGATCATGGTGGCTACGATGCTGATGGTGCGACCCGATGCGTGCTGTAGCGGGGTGCGGCGGTATTCGCTGAGGCTCGTCCACGGGCTGCCGCTCTCGCCTTCGGGTAGGCCGGGGTCGCCATAGATGATTTGGCGGTCGACCATTTGGCGCTCCATGCCACGGCCCCAGGCCCACACATAGGCCTCCAGCCGGTCGCCCTGGGTGTCTACCCCCATCGTGCACACGAATAAACCCCAGTGGACTTGGCGCAGGGGGATGTCGGGGGCGCGTTTTCGCAGCTCGTGCTCGCTGGCGCGGTCGCCGTCTTCCTCGTATGTCTCGGCCAGGCGGGTGTTGATGAAGGCGCGCAGTTTGCTGCGGTCGCCCTGGCGGGATGCATCTTGTACGGTGGCCCACTCTTGCACCAGCTCTGCCCATGCCAGCCAACCCAGCGGGCTGTAGAGGCTGCTGAGTTGGAAGCCGCGCACTTTGCCCGCCTTGGCACCGGGCGCTGCGGCCCGCCATTCGCCACGCGCCAGCATGGTGGGCTTGTTGTGCTCCTGGATGTGTGCGCCGCAGTGGCGGCAAACGTAGTGGGCGGATGACGGTATAGCGCGGCCTGCTTCGTCTTTGACCCACTTGATGCCGTGGTTGGTGGATGCGCCCCACTCCAGCACCTGAAACTCGTCGCAGTGGGGGCATGGCACCCAGAACTGGCAACGGTCGCTGGCCAAGTATTCGGCCTCGACGCGGCTGAAGTCTCGGGTGGTGGGGGTGCTGGTCTTGAGCCGCTTGCGCCGGGCGAAGGTGGACTGGCGGGCTTCGGCCAGGGCGCTGGGGTCGCCCTCGCCGTCCACGTCGTGCGGCCAGGCGTCGATCTCGTCCATGAAGAGGTCGCGCACGGGCATGGAGCGCAGGCCCGCTGCGCTGTTGGCACCGGCCAGCGCCCATTGGCCGCCTGGGTATTCTTTGAGCAGGGTGGTGTTGGCGTCGTCGCGGCTGCGGTTTTCGCGCACCTTGCGCTTGAGGGTGGGCGACTCTTCGATCATGGGGGTGAGCCGCTGGCGGCTGTAGCGCTTGGCCATGTCGATGGTGGGCTGCACAATCATGGCCGGGCCGGGGTTGACGTCGGCTATGTAGCCCATCCAGTTGCTGCCGATGGTGGTTTTGCTGGTCTGCGCGCCCCACATAAGGATGACCTCTTCCACCAGGCTGTGGGCCGACAGGCAGTCTTGTGGCTCGCGGGCGTAGGGTGTGCGGGCGCAGCGGTAGGGGCCAGGCTCGCTGCTGTCTTTGCTGGAGAGGCTGCGGTATTGCTCGGCCCATTCGGTGACGGTGATGCGCGGCGGGGCTTTGAAGTACTCCAGCCACAGCGCATTGAGCGCAGCGGCCACGTCCATCGTTGCCTGGTCACGCACGGCCATTGGTCATCTCCCCTGACACGAGCGCCATGGCCCGCACGATTTCGTCTTCCAGCAGCACGTGGATTTTGGCGGGGTCGGTCTCAGCGGCGAGCACCGGCACCAGGCGCGATGGGATCTGCAGGAAGGCCTCGCGCAGGCTGGCGATCTTGCCCGCCTGGTAGCTCTTGACCTCGTCAGCGCGCATGAGCTTGCCAATGCGCTCCTCGTACTCCAGCTGGGCCGTCTTGGCGGTGTACACCATGTCGGCGGTCTTGGCCTGCATGTAGGTGGCGTTTTTGCTGTCGGCTGTGGTGCCGTGCTGGCTTGTGCCCTGCGGCAGCGCAGGCGGCGCTACGGTGCCACGGTGCATGACGCGCTGGGTGTCGTTGACATCGGCCATATAGGCCCGCGCCGGGTCGGATGTGGAAGCAATGCGGGCCAGGCTGGCCTCCACATCCACCATCTCTTTGCCGTTCACCATCACCATCACCAGGCGCCCGTGCGTTTTCTGTTTGTGCACGTAGCTGACCGCATGGCCAGTCAGGTTGGCAAAGGAGCGCAGGCTGGCGGTTGTCATGCGACAGCGACCTCCTCAAGCACAGGTGGTGCCTCGGGGAACGGCGTGCCGGTGGACTCCAGCACGGCTTGCTTTCCGGTGAAGGCCTGCCAGCGGCGCACGATGACGTCGCAGTACTTCGGGTCCAGTTCCATGATGCGGGCATAGCGCCCGTTTTTTTCGCAGGCGATTAGGGTGGTGCCAGATCCACCAAACAGGTCCAGGCACAGGTCGCCGCCCTTGGTGTTGTTGAGCAGCTGGTACTCAAACAGCGCCACCGGTTTCATGGTGGGGTGCTCCAGGTTACGGCTTGGCCGGTCGAAGTTGAGCACCGTGGTCTGCTTGCGGTCGCTGGCCCACAGATGGCCCGCGCCTTCCTTCCAGCCGTAGAGGCAGGGCTCATGCCGCCAGTGGTAATCCTGACGGCCCATGACCATCACGTTCTTGTTCCAGATCAGGTATTGGCGCACCTTCCAGCCTACGTCACCGCATGCGCTTTGGAAGTTGAAGCTCTCCAGTCCTGCGTGCCAGATGTAAAACACCGCGCCCGCTTTCATGACCGAGTCGGCAGCGGCGAAGGCATCGCGCAGGAACTTGCGGAACGATGCGTCCGACATGCTGTCGTTTTGGATGGTCAGCGCGTCGGCAGTCTTGCCTTCATAAGCGACGTTGTACGGTGGGTCGGTGAGCAACATATCAATACCCCCCCCCAACGTAAGGGTATTAACAGCGGAAAGGCTGGTGCTGTCGCCGCACAGCAGCCGGTGCTTGCCCATGACCCACACATCGCCCAGGCGGGTGATGGGCGTGGCCTGCACGGCGGGCGCGTCGTCCTGGTCGGTCAGGCCGTCGCCGGTTGCGGCCTCCTCGGCCAGCAGGCCGTCCAGGAAGTCGGTGTCAAACCCGAGCAGGCTGGTGTTGAAATTCTGGTCCTGCAGCCAGGCCACCTCCTGCGCGAGCACCGAGTCGTCCCACCCGGCGTTGAGGGCGAGCTGGTTGTCTGCGATCACGTAGGCGCGGCGCTGCTGCTCTGTCATCCATCCCACGTTGATGGTAGGCACATCCACCAGGCCCAGCTGCTTGGCCGCCATCACCCGGCCATGGCCCGCCACGATGTTGTTGGCAGCGTCCACCAGCACCGGGTTGGTAAAACCGAACTCCCGAATGCTCTGCGCGATCTGGTAGACCTGCTCTTCCGAGTGGGTGCGGCTGTTGCGGGCGTAAGGCAGCAGCGCATCGGTGCGTTGCTGGACAATTTTTTTGGCTACATGAAGGGTCATATTGGTCCTGTGTTCTCGGCTGTTCTGTGGGTTTCGTTCTCTGTTCACCTATTCAAAAACATCACCATCTAGCAAAAGTGGGTGGTTCGAATTACCCTTGGGTTGGCATGCCTGGTAGTACCTTGATGGGGGGGGGTGGCAGTCATAGCAGGGAGCCTTGGGACTTGAGCAGTGCGGTGCGCATGGCGTTGTCGAACGAGGTTTCGAACTCGGATGGGAATGCAGCCTCGGCGGTGCGCTGTGCGATGCCATAGAAGTCGAGGCGCTTCTTGTACGCTGCACCGTTGACGAAGATCAGCACCGGCTTGAGGCTGGAGCCGAAGCCTGTGCTGATGCGCTGGTAGACACCGGGTGGCAGATGCTTGGCCTTGGATCGGCCCTGCACTGGGTTGACCCAGTACATGAAGCCGTAAATGTTTTTCTTGACGTTGCCCTTGGCCAGGCGCTTGACCGTCTTGTCGTTGGCCTTGTTGTAGCCCTCCTCGGTGTAGGCGCCCAGCACGTTGAGCACTTGGCTGATCTGGCCCTTGCTCATATTGCCAAAGGCGTCGAGCCTGGCAGCTGCACCAGGCACTGCATTCCAGCCGTCAGGGATCAGGCCAATGGCGCGCAGGCGGGCCTCCATGGCGCCGAAGTGACGCCTGCCACCGTACACATGCGGCTCGATCATGGTGCGGCTGCTCTCGGCGCTGTTGCGGTCCTTGAAGTCAATCGACGCGGTAAGGTTGGTCTTGGTGGAGCGCTTGAGCCGCAGGGAGTTGATGACCCATGGCGTGGGCCGGTCGAATACACGGGGCATTTCTGCCTGCACAGCGCGCTGGGCCTTTTCGGCAGACTTGTTGATGGCCACCGACAGAGCAAACGGCACCTGGCTCTTGGCCTTGTCCAGTGCGGCCTGGACCTGCGGGATGTTGGTGGTGATGTTGAGTTGCATGGGTTGGTCCTTAGAGGTTCTTGCCAAAGGGTGAAGGCATGCCCAACACCCGCCCGTTTTCTTGCGCCAGGAAGGTACAACGGTGGGCGTTGGCACGGTGCCAGCGGTCGGCTGCAGCCTGACCCTGCTGTGCCAGCACTTGGGCGTGCTCACGGCGCGCCTGTTGGGCCGTAGCCATCTGCTGGTCTACGAAGGCCGCACCGAACTGGGTACGCCACTGGTCGACGATGTGAGCGACCAAAGGCATGGCAGCACGGCGCTGATCCACAGCACCCGAAGGGGTCAGAGGCTTTGCCGGTTCACCATTCATCTCTTCTTTCCTTCTTAATAAAAATATTTACGCATTTACACGCACGCGTAAACACGAGACCCGCGCCACGCCTAGCGATTTACGCGATTACGCATTTACGCGGCACACGCACACACATGCATGCGCACACACGCACACGCATATGCACACACATACGAGGGAGGATTGCGCGTAAATGCGTAAACGCGTAAATCGCTATATCTGGCGCGGCTTTTGCGTTTACGCGATTACGCGCAACTGCGTAAATCGATGGGGCTGCGTTCACTCTTGATCTCCGGTTGATCCATCTGCAGGGGTGGAGGGGATGCCTCCATAGATGTATTTGTTGAGGGCTTTCTCAAAGGCGTCGTAGCACCACAAGGCCCACTGGCCCGCCGTGGTGCCCTGCGCCATGGCCTGGGCAGGCGGCTGGTCTGGCATGGTCAGCAGCATGCGGGTGGACCGGGCCTTCTCCAGGCTGTCCTTCTCGCGCAGGCCCATGACCTTCTCGCGCAGGGGCATGCCTTCGCCTTCGCTGATGCGCAACAGGTTGCGGGTAAACAGGTTTTGCTTGAACGGGAACCGGTCGCCAGTGCGCTGGCACCACTTGGTGTAGGCCCGATAGGCCTGGGTGGTGCTGCAGGGCTCGTAGGGCAGATCGATCTCGCTGTCCTTCCAGGCCAGCCAGAACAGCTCGGGGCTCTTGCGGTTGATGTCGATCAGATCGCGCTTTGCAGCGGTTTGCGGGGCCGGGGCGAAGGGGTCGAAGCCTTCCAGAGGGTAGGACAGCAGAAACTCATAAAAGGCCTCTATGCCCCCGTTATCGCGCCACTTGCCCAGGCGTGAGTAAAAAGCAAAGTCCTTTGCGCGTGGGGTATAGATGACCAGGTAGCGCCGGTCGGAGTTGTCCAGGGCCAGCGGGGTGATCTCGTTGGACAGGAACACCACATTCATGTGGTTGGCTTCCTCGCGCCGGGGCAGGTTCTTGGGGTTGATCTGCACGGTGCTGGAGGTGATCAGCGCCTTGAGCCGGTTCTTGTTGTGCACCAGCTCCTGGCGGCTGGAGACCTCATCGCCCACAACAAACAGCTTGCAGCTGCGCCAGTCGTTGAATTTGTCTTCCAGCTCGTCCTGACCCACCAGGCAGCCGTACTTGCCATAAATGCTGGCCACTAGGTCAAACAGGAAGTTTTTGCCAGCGCCCTCGTCACCGTGCATGACGATGGAGGTGCGCAGTTTGAACCCCACATGCTGCAGCGGGTAGGCCAGCCACTGCAGCAGCCAGTGCATGACGTCATCGGCCTCCTGGTAGTCATCACTGGCGCGGCTGGTGAGGTAGCGGATCAGCTCGATGATGGGCGTCACATCGCCCTTTTGCGGCTGCATCGCAATGCCGTCAAACAGGTTGACGTAGTGCGCGGGTGACTTTTGGGTGGGGTCAAATACCACCTCATGGTCATCGACCTGTTTGCGCCGGTCTGACGACTTCCACATGCGCACGTAGTCGGAGCTGAAGGCGTGGCCCAGGTTGCCGATCTTGACGATCTTGCGCTTGGCACCATCCCACACCGTGTCGGTTGGGTAGATCAGGGTGAAGTTTTCCACCAGGTGGTTGAGCTTGCCCCAGTCCATTTCCTTCTCAGCCTTTTTGGCAGGCTTGCTGGCACCACCAGAGGTGGCCTCCCCTGCCCCCGCATCAGGCGCAGACGCGCCCGCCGAAGGTTGAGAGGCCACCTTACTGGCCGCAGCGTCCGCCAGGTTGACCACTTTGGCAGTGGCCTTGGCTGGTGGATTTGTCTCCACGGGCTCTTGTGTTGGCACAGACTCAGCGGGCAGATCGCTCGCGCTGGTCGGTTGTGGCGGTGTGGCCGCTTCATCAACCATATTTACTCCTCATGGCCGACACCACCACGCCGAGCTGGCGGCTGACTGCCTCCAGACCTTGGCGGGCGTGCAGGTCGTTGAAATCGGTGTCTTTGGGCTGGCGGTCGGCTGGCGCAAAGACAGGGTAGAAAAAGTCGCAATGCTCGGTGGCCTTGGCAGCAGCCTTGGCTGCCGTGCGGCCTGGGTTGTTGAGCTGCTTGGTGATGGGGTCACGCGTGCGCCAGTCGTCATCGGCGGCAATCAGGATGCGGCTGTCCGGATGCAGCTGGCGCACCAGGGGCACGACATGCTGCAGGTTTCCCGCATCCAGGCCAACATATACGGCCAGCGCCTGCTGGCTGGCCATGCGCAGGGTGAGGCCGGTGGCATAGCCCTCGCACACCAGCACGATGTGGCCAGGCTGCACATCACCCAGGCGTACGGCGCAGGCGGCTTTGGCAAAGCCCTTGGTGAACAGCTTGGAGCCGTCGGGCTTGATGCGCTGCACAGCGCGCAGGGCCTGGTCGCGCGGGAGGTCGTAGCGCAGCAGGGGCACGATGAGCTCGCCATTTGGCAGGTAGCGGCAGCACTCCCCCACTACGCCTTTTTTAGCCAGGTAGGGTGATGTGCCTGCCTTGCTGGCACGCGCCCAAAGGTCGGCAGCACCCATGGCGGCCAGATCGGACTCTTCCTGGCGTGCAATGTCGGCAGCGGCACGTTGCGCGGCCAGCTGGGCAGCCTTGCGGTCACGCTCGGCCTGGTTGATGGGTTTCCAGTCGATGGCGACCTTTTCGCGCTGGTCTGATCCATATTTGCCAAAGCTGCCGGTAATGAGGGAGCGGCCCGAGTCGGTCCTGAAACTGTGCAGCTTGTACCAGTACTTGCCCTTGGTTCCGCAGCCCTTGCTCTTGGGGTGGTCCACCACCAGGGGTCGGTCTTTGGAGCGCAGCTCGTGGCCGAACCGGGCCATGAACTCTCTTAACTGGTGGACGACCTCGGCGTAGTTTTCCATCAGGCGTCTATGCCCTTTTCAGCACTATTCGCCCCATTGCAATCACAGGCGGCTGCGCCGATATTTCCGTACATGTACCGCCGCAACACCACACGCCCCATTTCACCCGGCTTGCGATCCTCGCGCTCGGCCTGCTTGCACAGGTCGATATATTCGCGGTCGGTGAGCCATAGCTTGACGTCGTGCTGGCGTTTGTTGTCGTCAACCATGCGCGGCACCCCGAAAAGAAAAAGCACCCACCGCGCCAGCGCACCAATCAACACCCGCTTGCCTG